TTTGCATTATAATTTATATCTTTACTATTATAATTGTCAAAAAACTTTTTTACTAAGTCTTTCTTTTTAATATTTTCTATTCCACTCATAGTGCATTTAATACCTTTTGATTATAAACATTTTTTGCAGATCTGCTTAAACTATCCCATTCGGCTTTTTGACTATTAAAATCTCCTGAAAATCCGTTTTGTAATAATTCGTCTCTGTATACGGTAGCAAATGATGTATCGTCTAATAGTTGTTGATTAGACAATAACTGCACATATCTTTGGGCTCTATTTGCATTAGAATTTTCTATTAGTGTATTCCTATATACATCTGCATTGACGGTTCCTGCATTACCGCCTGTGGTTGGAAAACTATTATTTGTTACTCCAAATACTAAACTACTTAGTATTTCATTTATCAAACTATTTCCTTGTGGATCACTTGCTATACTTTCTATATTAGGTAATCCTAACCTGTCTGTAATTTGAAATCTATTGTTTAAGAAAAAGAAGTTTGTATCGACGCTCTCATTATTGAAAATAACACTCCAAGTTAAATCTAAACCATTAGATGGAGTAACATTTCCTAAAGGACTAGGTTGTTTATCATAGTGTGCAATATTTGCAAATCCTGATGGTGTGTCTTCTCGTGTATTGTTGCGTCCATATATTACAGATTCGTATTGAACACGCATAGTGTTTTTCATAAAGTCATTAGCACCGTATTCAACTCTATCATGATTAAATGTTTGTATCATAGGATTTAATAATGTTATAGATGTATGCTTCCTTTTAGTATCAATTGTATGTAACTGATTTATTGTTATACTATTAAAAAATGGTACACTAGGCGTTTTATTGCCTTTATCTAAACCGTATCTGTAATTAAATGATGCAGGAATATTTCTTACTGGTGTATTTCTAAAAGCCGCAGGATTGTTGTTAGAACTACCATCAGAGTTTAATCTAGTATATTCTCCATCTTGATAATAGTATCTAAAATATGCTTCCCATAGTAAAGTTGTTAGTCCTGCCATATCGTCATGAAATACTATTTCTACAGGTTCGTAGTTAATTCTAGTTTGTACAATTTTCTTTCTATTGTACATATTTAAGGTTTCTGTATCTAATGTAAAATTAGGTAATTGTGCAGATTCAACTAGTAGATTAAATTCTGTTGTTTTTAGGTAATCTTGTAAGTTATATTGTGATAATGCCTGTGGATTAATACTAAAGTTAACATGAAAAAGAAATTTAAATTTTGGTGCTAATCTATGATTATTTCGTAGGAATGTAGCACTTGCGTGAGCAAAGTCTCCCAAGTTACCTTTTACTTTACCTAGTGATGATAAGTTATCAAAATATTCGTTCTGCCATGCCATATTATATTTATCATAAAAAAAGGAGCACTAAAAAATGCTCCTTTTTAGTCAATCTCATATTAAGTTTTACGAGCCGCCACCTGTAGTAGATGTGCTTACGTTTCTTGCTACGGTTGAGCTACCAACGCCTTCGCCTAACTGAATTGCGTTGTCGTATTGTATAGTTAATGCAACCGTTACTGCATCATTGTTTGCGTAGTTTAGTGTACCGTAATCTACGTTTGTTAAGAAGCAACCATATAGTTCCCAAGTTTCAAGAACTCCTACTTCGTTTTGTCCATTACCACCATCTAGTATTTCAATTTTTTGTGTAAATTTGTAATCTAAGCCTGATGCTGCACTTGATTGCTCAAAGAAATCAAATTGCTTTTGTAATTGTTCGCCAACTAGTTTTTGTACTTTACCTGTAACATCGTCACGTAATGATAGTGTTACGGTATCCCAAGTGTGTTTACCAGCAAGGTAAACTTTTGAGTTGTAAATGTCTAGTGGCATTGTTTCAAAACTAAGTGTAGGTCTTGTTGCTTCTACAACTTGTTTTGTTAATTCATTTGTTTCTGCTGAAACACCAAAGTTTTCTAGTGTGACACGGAAACGATATTGTAGTTTTGGCATTAGCAATGTTTGGTTGCTTGCGCTACTATCGCTTGCTAATGGCACTGAAATCTTTGTTAATGTTGAGATTGACATATATGTTCTCCTTAATACACAAGTATTTATCTATTTAGGGCCGACTTTCGCCGACCCCAATTTTTTAAAGACCTGCAATCTCTCCTGTGTTTTTAATACGTAGCGGAATGTAAATAAATTCAATTGCTTTTACTGGTTCAATTGCAATATCTACATATAGCTCGTTTCTATCAATTCTTGCAGGAGTGTTGTTTGTTTCGTCACATACAACTAAGAAGTCATAAAGTGCTCTAAGTCCAACAAGTTCAACCATTAGTGTTTCCACTGCTTGTTTGATTTCATCACGTGTAATTTTATCATTTGGTTCAAATAGATATGGTTTTGCAAGTTTTGAAAGTTGGCTACGTAGATATACAACTAGTCTTGCAACGTTAACTCTATCCAATGCACTTGCATTTCTTGCACGAGTTTTTTGTCCAAAGATTACCAATCCAGCACCGTTAAGGAATGTAATTGGGTTAACATTGTTTGTGTAAAGAATGTCTCTTTGTCCTTCATTTAGTGCAGTTGAAACAAATTCACCTTCGCTATTAATGTATCCAACACTTGAAGCGTTAGTTACGCCACCACGTCTTGTACCTGCTGGTGCAAACCATGGATAAGCAACTTGGTCATTAAGTGCAAATGTGCGTAGTACCATGTGTGATGCTGGAACAACAACATTGTTTCCTAAGTTATCACTTGTGTAACCACTTGGATAGTATACACCCATGTACTCGTCTCTGCTTACTAATCCGTCGTCGTTGTCTTCTACAGCAACATTAACATTTGATGCCCAATCGCCTAAGCTAGTTGCATCTGGTGTTAAACGCATTGGTGAATCTCCTACAACAAATGCTGTTAAGCCTCTGTCAAAGTTTAGAGTAATCATTTCACCAATTAATTCTGGATAACCTGGGCAAGCAATTAAGTTAAATGTGCGTGTCTCGTCGTCACGTATATCTTGGTTAGCTGACACTAGTGCTTGTAACGAATTAATTACAACTTTACGTTGTGCATTACGTCCAAAGCTACCTGAGCCATCTGCGTTATTTGTTGAAGCAGTTACCCAACGGTGTGGATAATATGCTGCCATACTTGCATCACCATAACGCTCATTGTCTGCGGTTACGTCTACATAGTTACGCTCAAAACGTTTTACGTTGAATCCGCTTCTACGTGTGTTCCATAATAGCATACCTTTTGGATAAAGTGCTGGATCTGGAGCGTCAAAGTCTACAAAGTCACTTACTAATAGATCTACTATATCTGCTGCATCACTATCAGCACCTGCATCACTCCAACGAGCATCAGCAAATAGTATACCGTTTTCAGTTGTTTGATCTGATGTATCAATTGCTACCCACGATCCTAATACTGCATTGTACATGTATATTCCTGGATAGTTATCAATATCTGCTGTGCTAATCCAAATATCACCTGTTACTAAGTTACCACCATCAGAACGATCTCCGTTTTCTGGTTCTGTTGCACTAACAATAGGACCTTCTGGATCTGGTGCTAATGTACTATCTGCATTATAATATTGTGAATCAGTATGTAGCATACCAACCCATTTGGTACCGTTATGTACCAATAGGTCTACTTCGTCAACTACACTGCTATACCATAGTGCGCCATCAGCTGCTAAAGCAGTTGGTGCATTATCGCTTGCTGTGTAAACTAGCGGTTGCCATAGTGTAGCGACCCATGTGCCTGCGCCTGATGTACCAGGCTGATCATAAAGGTTAAGTGTTCCTGTGCTATCTGATACATCATAAGGATCATACCCTATTAAGTTTAATGCTCCGTCTGTATCATCAATACGTATATCGCCGCCAACTCTATGTGTAATTACAAGTCTGTTTTGACTATCATAGCTTGCAGATACATTCACTAAACCGGCTGCGTTAATTGCACTTGCAATTGTTGCTGCGTCTGCACTACTACCTGCAGCAGTAAATGTTACCGTTTCTGCTGATGTCATTGCTTCTTGACCAACAATTGTTTCTGATAGTGTAAATGAATAACTTTGGCTATTTGATAGTTGTGTAGTAACTTTGTTACTTGTTACACTTGTAGTGCCTGAAGAACGTCTAACAAATGGTTTAAATTGACCTAGCGGATCAGTATCTTCAGCAGCATTACTTTGAACATAAACTGCTCCTGCACTTAGGTTTGCACCGCCGCCTGAACGATCTAAGTTGTATAATGCACTATTGTTAGTTGCATATACAGGTGCATCAACTGCTCCCCATAATGCTGTGTCTGCATTAAATTGTTTTACTTTCCAATCTGCGCCTGCATTTGGAGAAGTAGTTTTAAGCCAAATACTACCTGTTGGACGAGGATTAGTATCTCCTGACTTATAAGCAGGAACATCAGTGTGTTTGCTTATTTGTACTTTAGGAGCATAATAGAACCCTTCTGTAATTCCTGCTGTTGAAAGCGGTTGATTAACGCCATCAACTACTTGAATAACATCACTAACAGATCCATCATTAAGAAGTACTAGTTTGTTGTCTCTAATTTCAGCACTAACTCCAGTTCCTGACATTGCTGTATTAATGTCTGCAACTACTTGTGCAAGTGTGGCTGAACCTGTACTAAATGTAATTTCAGTACTTTCAGCACTTGAACTTGTTGGGTTAATTACGAAAGTACTACCGATTGTAAATGATGTGTTACTTACGGTATTTGTTCCTGTAACGGTTGGAACAGCACCTGCCCAATCTTCGCTACCGACAATTACCCATGTATTGTCGTTTGTTTTATAATATATTTTAATTGTTGATGTTGTTGCAACAATTGCATATTCACCTTTTGCACCAATGCCTGTGTTTGGTGCGCTTGTTGCATCTCCGCTATCTGCTAGTTCAGAAACACTAGTGATAATGCGTGGTGTTTTTGCAACAAATGTTTGTCCTGTTTCTGTAGTTACGGCAGCTCCATCCCATTCAAAAATACCATATTTTGAAAGTTGTGTGTCTAACCACCATGTACCGTCTTCTGGGTCAGCAGTAGTAGCAGTTGAGCTTGCATTTAATGCTCCTAGGTCTGCATCTGCTCTTACAACATATGCGCTATTGCTTACGCCTAAGAAACTATAAGCAGCTTGAAGTCCGTATTCGTTTTGCTCGCCACCTTGTACTACATTTCCGTTTACATCAGTAATAAATTTTGGATCTCCAAAAGTTTCTACTAAATCACGTTGTGATGTAATAAGGTAAACTTTACCTGCGTTTTCTGCTAATGTACCTGGTGCTATACCAGTGCCGCTACCATTTAATTTATTTTGTTCAGTAGCAACAAAAATTATCGGTGTTGTGCCTGGTTCAGCTGGAGTGTAAAAACTCTCATCAATTACTGAAACCTGTACACCTGGTGATGTTAATGCCATTTTTATTTTCTCCTATGGATAGTACTTTCTACTATTATTTAGCTGATCAGCGGAGAAAATAGGGGTTTTGACAGAGAAAAACTATCTTATAATGATTTCTTCAACAACTTCGTCAACAGCAAGATACAATTCTTCTAAAGAACCGTTATTGTCTATTACAAAATCTGCAATGTGTTCTGCAAGGCTCATACTATCTTTAGATTCAAGAGGCAAGTGTTTACTTCTATCTACCCAGATTACAAAATCAAAAACATTTTGTTTTGCCATTTCAAAATATTCTAATTTATTACGCAAACCACAATATATAGAGTGTTCAGAAAAAATTGCTTTTCCTAATCTAGCAGCATCGTCTTTATTATATTCACATATAGCATTATACCATTCAGCACGATGGTTATGCCTATCATTATAACACTCTTCTTCGTCTTTATATCCGTACTTATCTTTTAACATTTCAAATATAAAAAGTTTACTACAAAATTTACTACTACTTTCAAATGTAAAATTATACTTGTCTCGTAGATATTCGCAAACGGTATCTTTACCATGCCTACCGTGACCGATTACAAGTAATTTGGGTAATTCCATTACAACCTCTTTTTATTTTTATAATACAATAATATAAAAAGATTGTCAACCTATTAAGAAACCGTAGCCTATACCGCCTGCTACTGCTAAATCTAGATCTTTATCTAATTTTTCAATCTCTTGCTGCGCTTCAGATTTGAGTGTATCACCATTGAGCGTAGTACCTCCGCCAGGTCCTGCAATGGTTGAAAATTTACTACGTGCTTCGCCTAACATGTATTTGCAGTTAGCCAATGTGTAATCTTTGATCCATTGATTGGCTTTGTAATCTTTTAGCAACTCAAAATCTGGACGGTAGTTATAGCACCATAACAACACTTCTTCGTTGGCTCTCGGACGTTGTAAAAGCGTAAACTTTTTATTACTTGTATTCCAAGTAAATTCTAGAAAACTACCAAACATACGTCCAACAAGTTCTTGCTGTTGTGCAAAGAAATCATATGTTGCAAGACCGCCAATTCCGCTACCTGCCAACAAATATGTATTTGTATATGCTAAGTTAAATGGTTCAAATAAACTACCACCGTCTGCACTGCCGCCTAATCTACTACCTACACTACGTCTAAACACTTTACGAACTTCTATTATTTCGTTTGGTAATGTATATTCGTTAGTGTCTTCTTGGATAGTAAATGTAATATAACTTTCTTCAACGCTGTTTTCACTACGCTGTCTGTATTTGTTAAAACTTTTTTTCAATGCAGTTTCATAATGAATAGGATCAAGTTCTACATCGATCATGCCTCCGCCGAGGAATGTGTTTA